ATCATCGAGCCAACCTTTAAGGTTCGTATAATTGCAGATGTAGTTAATGTAAGATCTGGTCCAAGTACAGATTATGATGTTAAGGATTCTGTGAAGAAGGGTGGCATTTATACTATCATCGATCAGGAAGATAATTGGGGTAAATTAAAATCTGGTATTGGATGGATTTGTCTTGATTATACCGAGAGAATTAATTAATTTTTAGGAGTTCTGCTTATGCAGAACTCCTATTTTTTTGTCTATATTGACTTACTTAAAAAATTATGATATAATATAAAAAATGAGAAAATAGGTGAAAAAATATGGAGTTAGTAAGATTAAATTTTTATACAGATGGTTCAACTCGCGGAAATCCTGGTCCTGGCGGGTATGGTGTCATATGCCTCATGGACCAAGATATATTATGCACACACTCTAAACAATTTGAATATACTACCAATAACCGTATGGAATTAGAGGCAATTATTTATGTTCTTGAACATTATAAAGAAGGAAATATGAACATTTATTCTGATTCTGCTTATTGTGTTAATATGATTAATGACTGGATGTGGAATTGGGCTTTAAATGGATGGTGTAATAGTAAAGGTAAAGAAGTAGAAAATTTAGATTTAGTACAAAAAGTATATGAATTAATGCAAACTGCACATAAAGTAAGTGTAATTCATGTTAAAGGGCATAATGGATTACTTGGAAATGAACTAGCTGATGCTCTTGCTACTAATAACATCACTAAATACAAAACTCTCATGAAAAGATATTCTTTGAACGACATATATAATTTTGCAAGCGATAGAGAAGTATAATTGCTTCTCTTTTGACTTTTTTAGAAAATTTTGGTATAATTATAATATATGAAAAAAATCGAAGGAGAAATTGCTAAATGGAAGAAAAATTTCCTGTTTTGTATTATGATTTAGGAAATATAGATCTTGATACACTTATGGAACTATCTAAATCATTAGAAGAGTATTTTAATAGAGAAAACATTCCATTCATTTTACTCCCTAAGCAAATGGATATGAAATGGATGACAAAGAAAGAAGCACTTGAACAAGTAGATAAAATAAAGGAGTATGTAGAAACATGGCCGGAGTAAAATTTCTCAAGAGAAATTTTGGGTAACATTATTTAATATTGTTATTATATTTTTCATATATTATAGTAAATAATAAAGGAGTATGGAAAATAATGCAATATATCTTATCAAACGGAAAAGAAATTGAATCTATCCCTATTGGAAAATCACCCATGAAAAAAGGTGAAAATTTTAATTACTTGACAGTTTTGGATAGAGGCCCAAATACATCAGGAAGAAAAGCAATGGCAATATGTCAATGCAGATGTGGCAATATAGTTTTAATACCTTATTCTAATGTAAAGTCTGGTCATACTAAAAGTTGTGGATGTTACAATAAAGAAATCCATCAAAAATTATGTAAAGAAATTGGCTCAAAAAGTTATTATAAAGATTATACTAAAACAAATAACCCATATTATAATTTCTTATATGCCACTAATGAAAAAGATAATACAAATTCTTTATATTGGATTATAGAATGTAAGAATTGTAAAAAACAATATAAAGAAATACCTGCCTATCTCATTTCTGATACTAGAAGGAGAGGTAATAATCCTTGTTCTTGTTGGAAGAATATTAGTAAAGGAATATTAAAAATACAACATTTACTTTCTGATAATAATATCAAATATGAACAAGAAAAGAAATTTGAATCATGTGTTTCTTCAAAAGGCAATATGATGAAATTTGATTTTTATGTAAATAATGAATATTTAATAGAATATGATGGAGAACAGCATTTTGAACCTATGTCATTTGGAGATAAACAAATAACAGGTCAAGAAAAATTGAAATCTCAAAAAATTTATGATAATATAAAAAATGAGTGGTGTAAAAATAATCATATTATTTTGATAAGAATTCCATATACTCAATATAATAATTTAAATCTTCAAGATTTAATTCCTAGTACAAGTAAATTTATAGTAAAAGAGGAGAATAATAATGAATAATTATGATGCTTCAAGTATTGAATCATTAGATTATTTTGAACATATACGAAAATATCCTGGAATGTATATTGGTTCAAAAGATATTAATGGGTTGCATCACTGTATAAAAGAAATTATTTCTAATAGTATTGATGAATATTTAAATGGAGCTGGCGATACAATTATTATAGAGCTTAAAGATGACGGTGGCATTTATATTCAAGATAATGGTAGAGGAATTCCTCACGGAAAACATGAGTCAGGATGTAGTATATTACAAGCTTGTTTTGGAATACAAAATACAGGTGGTAAATTCAATAATGCTACTGGTGAAACAGGATATAATACTTCAGGTGGAGAACATGGTACTGGTGGTAAAGCTGTCAATGCATTATCAACAAAGATGGTTGTAACTACCGCAAGAGAAGGTGTTAAAGAAATAGTTGAATTTAGTAAAGGTTCTTTTATTTCTTATAAAGAAGAAAAAAGTAAAGAGCATGGAACTTCAGTATTATTTTATCCTGATGCAGAAATTTTTGAAACAATTAAAGTAGATGTTGAAAAATTAAGAACTTTAATTAGAGAATTTAGTTATCTTTGTAAAGGATTAACTTTCATATATAAAGTACATAATAAAGAGGATATATATTTATCACAAAATGGTCTTTTTGATTATATTGAATATTTAAGTAATGGAAAGACAATGCTATGTGACCCTATTTACTTTTCTGAACAAGAAGGTAATTTTCAAGTTGAAGTAGCAATAGGATATGTTTCAAGTTATAATGGGTTAATTAAATTATATACAAATAATATTCCTCAAGAAAAAGGAACTCATTTAACTGGATTTAAAACTGCATGGACTTCTTGTTTAAATCAATTCGCAAGAGAGAAAAAATGGTTAAAAGATAAAGATGAAAACTTAACAGGATCAGACTTTGAAGAAGGACAAATTTTAATCCTTAATTTTAAAATGATTGATCCAGTTTTTAAAGGTCAAAATAAAGAAGAATTAAGTTCTTCTGAAGGTAGAACTTATGTACAAAAATTATCTACTATTGCATTAAAAAATTATTTTAACACAAATGAAAAAAATATTAAAATAATTTTTGATAAAGCTATTAATGCTAAAAAAGCGCGGGAAGCAGCTAAAAAAGCACGAGAAACTGCCCGCGGGATGAATAAGAAGAAAGAGAAAGCATTAAAGTTTGATAGTAAACTTGCGGATTGCTACTCTAAAGATAGAAGTAAATGTGAAATTTATATCACAGAGGGTGATAGTGCATCTGGTAATTTAAAGATGGCACGTAACAACGAGTTCCAGGCAGTTATGCCGGTAAGAGGTAAGATTCTGAATACTCAGAAAGCAACTCTTGATAAGATTAGAAAAAATGCAGAGATTATGACAATGATTGATGCGTTTGGATTAAAGGTTGATCCTAAAACAATGAAGCTGACTTATGATGTAGATGATCTTCGTTATGGTAAGATTATTATTATGAGTGATGCCGATGTTGATGGTGCGCATATTAAGAATCTGTTTTATACATTTATCTGGAACTTCTGTCCTCAGTTAATAGAGGAAGGCTATGTATACGCAGGCGTCCCCCCGCTTTACAGAATCACAGAAGGAAAAGATAACTACATCTATCTGAAGAATGACCAAGCTCTTGAAGAATATCGTAAAGCTCATGCGGGAAAGAAGTATGTAGTTGGACGTATGAAGGGTCTTGGTGAATTGGACGAAGATGAAACTGATATTCTTACTAATCCTGATGTGAGAATTATTAAGCAGGTGACGGTAAGTGATATTAAGAAGGCGGATAAACTGTTTGAGGAACTGATGGGAACCGCAGTAATCCCGCGTAAGGAATATATTAAGAATCATAGTGAGGAGGCAACATATAATGCAGAATGACGTTATAAAAGAATTAGGTACTAACTTCATAGAGTATGCGGTTGCCGTAAACACAGATCGTGCTATTCCTGATACTAAGTCTGGTCTTAAGCCTGTTGCAAAACGTATCCTTTATGGAGCATATAACTCAGGTTATTTGTCTTCAAAGCAACACGTTAAGTGTGCTAAGCTCGTGGGTGATGTTATGGGAAGCTTCCATCCGCACGGTGATAGTTCTATCTACGGTGCGCTGGTAAGATTGTCCCAGTGGTGGGTAATGCGTTATCCGCTGCTTGATTTTCATGGTAACGGTGGTAATATCACAGGTGACGGTCCCGCGTCTATGCGTTATACAGAGATCCGTCTAAATAAGCTTTCTGAAGATGGATTACTTGCAGGATTGAAGAAAGGTAATGTTGACTTCATTCCTAACTATGATGAAACACTTGATGAACCTGTCACCCTTCCCGCAATCTTCCCTAACCTTCTTTGCAATCCGAATGAAGGTATTGGTGTTGCGATGGCTTGTAAATGGGCACCGCATAATCTTCGTGAAGTAGCTCAGGCTATTGAGGATTATCTGGCGGGGAAGGAGCCTATGTTGCCAGGACCCGACTTCCCCACAGGTGGTAGGGTAATTAATAAGGATGATATCCCTACAATCATGCGTACTGGACATGGTTCAGTTAAGATTCAAGGATTATATAAAGTAGAAAAGAATAATATTGTTTTTTATGAGATTCCATATGGTCAGACAATAGAAGGATTAGTTGCGGAAATTGGTCAGGCTTGTGAAGAAGAGAAGATTAAAGACGTTGAAGAAGTAAGAGATGAAACTAATAAGAAAGGTATTAGAATTGTAATTGAGTGTAAGCGTGGCGGGAACCCGGATGTGATCGCTAACCAGATTTATGCCCATACTAATATGCAGAGTTCATTCTCTTATAATATGGTCGGACTTGTTGGTAAAACACCGACAGAGTTAAATCTGAAGGATTGTATTAAGATTTACGTTGACCATAATATTGAATGTATTGTGCGGGAAGCAAAATTTGATAAAGAAAAAGCACTTGCCCGCCTTGAAGTTGTAGAAGGATTATTAGTAGCTCTTGCAGATATTGATAATATTATTGCAATCATTAAGAAATCTGCTAATACTGAAGCTGCTAGAGTAGGACTGAAATTAAAATATCATTTTACAGATTTACAGGTTAATGCAATTCTGAATATGAAACTTTCTTCTCTTGCTCATATGGAAGGTGTTAAGCTGGAAAATGAAAAGGAAGATTTAAAGAAAAAAGTGGCTGAACTTGAAGAGTTGATCGCAAATCCTGATAAGCAGCGTGAGGAGCTTAAGGCACGTTTATCAAGTATCGTTGCGAAATATGGCGACGACCGCCGCACTCAACTAACACAGATCGCCGCAGCAAAAGAGGAAAAAGAAATTGAACTTGTAGCTCCGGAAGATGTAGTAGTTATCGTAACACAGTCTGGTGACGTTAAACGTATCCCAAAGGGTTCGTTTAAGGTACAAAAGAGAAATGGTAAAGGAGTGAAGACACAAGATGATGCAATTTTATCTTCAATTTCTACAAACACAATCGACACCCTCCTTATCTTCACATCGGCGGGCAGAATGTTTAGGTTACTTGTTGATAACATCCCTGAAGGCACCACAGCAACGCGTGGAGTTAACCTTGCGACAATCATTAAACTTGAACCAAATGAACGAGTTATGTTCGTTACTTCACAGTTTAGAGAAACAGACGCCAAATACGTAGTATTCTTCACAAAAAAAGGACTAATTAAAAAGACTAAACTGGACGAATTTAAGAATACTAAGAAATCAACAGGTATTCAAGCAATCAAGTTTAAAGAAGGCGATTCTCTTGCAAATGTAACACTTCTAAATGAAGAAGAAGTAATCGTGTTCACTAAAGGCGGTATGTGTATCAGATTTGGAACAAAAGATATTGCTCCTATTGGACGTATTGCAGCAGGAGTTAAGGCGATTAAGCTAAAAGAGAATGAT